TAAAACCATTAATTTTTCTTATGTTGTAGATAGCACAAGAGTTTTCCAGATAGATAAATTCTACAATAAAAAAGAAATAGGAAGCGTTAATTTAGCTGGAAATATTAATTTTGCATGGCTAGCAGTTTGTACATTAGTTTATGCATTACTTACTGATGAACACAACATTTATGTAATTACTGAAAATGGAACAGCAGTTACTTATGGAGTAGTTACCGACCCTAATGCACCTCAAAAGCCATCTTTTGTGGCCTCATTTGGAAGTAGATTTCTTGTAAGCACAAAAGATACGCCAGATTATTCGCTGACTAGGATTAATTTATTTTCAGATTCTCCAGGTCCTGGAAATTTAACTAATTGCTTCACAATTAATGGTTCTCCTTTATTTAATAGGGCATCAAGTATCATATTACAAATGGCTGTATTGCATGCTCAACTATATATTATGTGTGATTTTACGACAGATATTTGGGCCAATATACCAACACAAATAACGGTCGGTAATGTTACTCGTGAGTTCCCGTGGAAGTTAAATACATCATACAACTGGGACTATGGCATTGCAGATTCATTTAGTTTAAGTGTCGATTTTGGCAGGATGGTATGGCTTGCGCGAAATAGGAATGGGCTTGTGGCCTTTATGGCTTCGAACGGCGGCCAGCCTGAGAATATATCATCACAGGCTATCAATGTTTTATTAGAAGGAACGCTTGACGAGACAAAATCGGGAAGCCCGTTTTTAAATGGAATAACTAGGGGATTCCTTTATCAATTTGAAAACACCATTTTTTATAGAGCAAGCGCCGGGGAATACATTAACTTTGGTGAATTAGATATCCAAGAGAATTCAGCGTCAATTGAATACAATTTTGAGACACAAACGTGGTCCAGAGTAATTGAATTAAATGGCGAAAGAAACAGAATTCAAAATCATATTTATATTAATAATAAGCATTTGGTAACGGTACAAAATGACCCTGCAATCTATGAAATGGCAGGAAATATTTACCATAATGAATTGAGAAATACTGCTGCACTTCCACAAGCTCCGGATGCTTTCAATAAATATCCAATGCGATATGAACTTGTGACACAGCAAATATTTTTACCAGATTATTCTGAATTTATTGATGATTGGGTTGAGATTGATTTTGTATTTGGTAACAGGACATTTTATAGAAGTAATGCACCTTTTTTAAATGCTGAATTTATTATTGATGAGTCTAGTACACCACAAATACCTGTTTACATTGTTACAGAGGATGATGAATTTATTGTTGCAGAAGGAAGTGATACACCAGCATTCGATGATAATCATTATAACGCATTATTTAAGCCACATATCGAACTTTATTATAGCGATGATGGGGGAGTTACTTTTGTTAGTGCCGATAACAGGGAATTTAGCCCTTTAGGTGAATACAGATGGCGTATGCGTTGGTATGAGCTAGATGTCAGCAGAAATCGTTGTTATCGTCTAATTTGCGTTAGTTCTGCTCCTATTGTGATATTGGGCGCTGTTCGCAATACAAGGCCGGTTAGCGGGGGAGCAAGATAATGTCATTATTTCTACAAAGAATTGATGCTGCTCCATTAAATGACTCTGATTTAAGTGCTGAATTCAGACAATGGATATCGGTATTGATTGATACATTGAACGAAATAATACCAACAGTTCAGGATTCATTTAATTTTTTAACGGCGCCATCCTATACAGCAGCAGAAATAGCTGCAATGTCAGCAAATTTAGATAATGGAGTTTTTTTATACGATACAACTAATAATGAATATGTAGGGAAGCAAAGCGGAGTCTTAGTTAAGTTCACAACCACCGCTTATCCATAAGGAGATGTGTTATGAGTTGGCTTTCAAGTTTCTTGCATCCGCAAAAGGGATATCAAACTGCACAGGATCAATATCAACAGGGTTATAACAATGCTCAAGGATATTTGAATCCATATAATCAAAATGGACAGCAGGCATTTAATCCTTTATTTGGCGCCATGCAATCATTGCTTGACCCACAGGCTTTACAAAGTAAATGGCTTGAAAGTTATAAGGAAAGTCCCGCTGCAAAACAAGCAGAAGGTATGGCTCAAGAACATGGTCTAAATGCTGCAAGCTCTATGGGATTAATGGGAGGAAGCATTCCATTGCAAGCGATACAAGCTGGGACATCAGATATTGCAATGCAAGACAGACAAAATTATATGAATGATTTGTTTCAAAAGCTCATGGCAGGAGCTGGAATAGGTCAAAATATTTATGGTCAAGGAGCTAATGCAGCAGGACAAATGAGCCAAAATGCTATGAATTATGGGAATAATGCTGCGCAAATGGGTTATGGTCAGCAGAATGCACAAGGTAATTTGTTTGGTAATTTATTAGGTGCTGGAGCAGGATTACTAGGAAGCGCATTGGGTGGTCCAATTGGAGGGGCTTTAGGTTCTGGAATATCAAAATGGTTTACTAAATGAGGTAGATTATGGCAGGAATTCCATTGCCTGGTTTACCTGGGCAATCATTTTTAACTGGATTAGACACGGGTTCCAATCTGTTCACTCGAATTATGAATCCTATTTTGCAAAGGGAGCAATTAGCTCAAGAAAAACAATTGTCTGATGCACAACGCGCACAACAATTGAGACAGCATTTGGATAATCTAGCCATACAAAAACAATCTCAAGCAAGATTAAATCAATTGCAACCATTGCAAATGGCTCTTCTAAATGCAAAACAACAGCAAGCTATGGCTAACGCTCAAAAAGCACAAATGTGGTCCCAATTATTTGGTGGACAACAAAACTCTAATATGCAAGCACCTTTAGAAGGTCAAGGACAAGTTCCTCAAGTTACGCAACAAGAAAACTCAAGTTCACTGCAAAATGCTTTGCAATCACAAACACAAAATACACCTACTTCTATTGGACAACCAAAAGAGCAAATTATTAATGAGGGCGATCCAAGAAGATATGGTCTTGATAAATTAGCTGGTATGCCTGGAGTTCCTAAAGTTGAGACTCAAATAGACAAAGATGGGAACTTAATAAAAATATTTCCAAGTGGTCGCATTACTAAAGAAAGAGTTGGATCAAGTGCAGAAGAAATAGCAACTAATACTGCAATGGGAAAATATAAAGCAGATGCTTATAGTAATGCTGTTGATTCATCTCAGGCATTAGGTGATCAGCAAGCAAATCTAGAGCGCCTTGTTACTGTTTTAGAAAATCAACCAAATGCATCTGAAATAATTGGTCCAATGAATAAGAATTTAACTCAATTATTTGGAAGTGATGAGGATAAAGCTATTCTTGGGGATGTTATGGCAGCAACTGGAAATGTAGTACTAGAGGCTGCAAAAAATATTAAAGGTGCATTCACAGGACGAGATCAAAGTTTAATTAATAGTATGAAGCCAAATGCGAGTGATAGCTATCCAGTTTTTTTAGGTAAATTAAAAGGAATGGGCGAGTTAACTGAATTATCTAAACATCGCGCTGAACTTTATGCAGATTTATTACATCAAGGGTATGCGCCACATAGAGCGCTTAAAATAGCCCAGGAACAAACAAAAATAGAACCAATAACAGATAAATATAAAAAAATAGTTCGTTCAGCAGAAATTAAAAATTCCATTTCTAATGGAAAAATTCCTTCATTTGAATCTCAGGAAGAAGCGCAACAATTTTTACAAACTATGAACCCACAAGAAAAATTAAAACTATTAAAAATGATGGGTGGAAGATAATGGCATATCAATTAACAGCAGATGATATAAAAAAATCATTAATTGGTTCTGGTATATCTGTTCCTGAAAAACAAAGAAATCCTTCTTTATTAGAAAAAGCCGGTAATATTGCTGGTAAGTTTAATGAAGCAGTTGAATCTTCTGGTCTTCCAAATTTATCTGCCCATTTATTATCTGCTCCACTTCATGCAGCTGCAAATGTGGCTAATGTTCCTGGAGAAATAGCAAATAAATTTCTTGATAAGGATATACCTAAAGTTGAAGTTCCTGGATATATAGATCCTATAAATTCTCCAGGATTGCGACATACACCTACAACTGAAGCAATGGGATTTGCAGGTGATGTATTAGGAGATCTTATTTCAGGAGGAGGCGCCTATAAGGGAGCTGAAAATGCCTTAAAGTTAGGCTCTAAAGCACCTTTAGCTTTACGTTCATTACTAGGTGGTGTTAGCGGAGCTGCAATAACTGATCCAGAGCAATTAGGTGGGAGAACTTTGGGATTTGGATTGAGTGCATCAGCTCCAGCATTAAGTGGACTTTCTAGTAGCACAATTGGTAAACGTGCAGCACAGATGAGCACTGAAAACTCAAAAAAATATGAGCAACTTTATAATAAATTATTGGGTGATGCTGAGAAATCAGGAGCTTCAAAAGAATTTAAACTGCCTTCAATGCTTAAAGAAAACTCAGAAGATTTGAAAAAGTTTTTTAAACATACTGAATCCCAGAAAAATGCATCTGTTAATAGATTGATGACTAATCCTAATATAGAAAATGCACACAAGGCACAATCTGACATAGGAAAAATCATAAGAAAACTAGAGGTAAATAGAATAAAAGAAGGTGGTTTATCAAGTGGTCAGCATGATGCTTTAGAAATAGCTAGAAATCTTCAGAAAAGAATTAGAGGATCAATGCAAGATGCATTTACCAAAGTAAATAGGAATGATTTAGGGACTAAATATTCTGATATTACCAAAGGATATGGTGAAGAAGTTGCTCCTTTAAAAAATGTTGATATTAAAAAATTATTGGCCGGTAAAATATCTTCAGGAAAAGCAGGGAAAAGACTCATAGAATCTGAAAAATTTTCTGAAAGTGGAGTTTCGAAACAAATTCCAGGATATAAGGCCAGAAAAACACTTCATGATATACCAACATGGGCAAAAACATTGGGAGCTGCTTCTACATTACCTGCATTAAGTTCATTGGGTGTACCAATTCCATATTATTTAAGAAAATTACTAGGTGAATAATCAATAGTTCAATGATTGAGCTATACGGCAATATAAGGACATATTATGCCATTAATACGTGGTAGTAATCCAATATGGTTTACCGTTGATTTAACGGCACATGCATTTGACGATACATTTTATCTATTCGTCTTGCAAAATGAATTGCCGTATCTTCCAGCAACTGTGTTTCATGATCCTTCTGGTAATATTCCTTGGACTCAACCCATACAATATTTGGCTAATGGTACTTTGCCTGAAGATATATTCTGGGATCCTGATGTAGTATATCGATTAGAATTTAGGCATGGTCCAACTCAATCTGATCCTTTGATTTATCTTGTTGAAAACTATAGACCTGGTCAAGGTGGTAATACACCAATTGATGATATTACCTTAGCTACTGAAAATCAGATTACAAACCCACAATTTTCTCTTGTGAGTTTCAATTCACCATTTACGTTAACAAATGTAACGAATCCTGACCCTATTGAAGTAGCTCCAGGTTGGTTTCTTAATCTAACTGGAACCGGAAGTGTAACTTTAACAAAAATTCCTTTATATGGTACAGCAGGCCTTATTAATCCATCAAACGCGCCTTATGCGCTTAGAATTACATTAACTGGTACCTGGTCAGCAACTCCATATTTAAGCCAGAGATTCAATCAAAATGGCATGTTATGGGCTGATAAAAACGTATCAAGTGCTATTACTGCGAGAATAGAAGGTGCGGCAACTACTATATTTGCAAGGATTGATGCTTCTGACGGAACTCCTCTTGCTATAGTGCTAGACACTACTACATTAAATGGAACATTCAATGAATATACGGGTCATGGATTAATGCCAGACCCAAAAAATATGAATGTACCTCCTGATGCATGGATTGAATATAGATTATTTTTACAATCGGCAATTGATATTTATGTGACTAGTTTTCAATTAATTGTTACCGATGCAGAAGTGCCTATAGAGCCTCCATTCCAACAAGATACCATTGAACGTCAGCAGGATCATACTTTCCATTATTATAGAGAAAGTTTGCTAATGCAGCCTAAAGACAGCATTCTTACCGGTTGGGATTTTGGTTTGAATCCTTGGCAATTCTTTTCAACATCACAAACAAATGTATCAACATTTGGTTATACAGCAGACCAAACAATTATTGTTCAGCAGGCCTATGTTGATAGCGCAACAATGAACAATGTAAGCGTAGGACGCGGTACATTCGCAGAAAATTATGGTTGCAAAGTTCAAGCTGTCACTGCAACCAATCAATTTGCAATGATTCAATATATTGACCCAAGAGATATAAGGCCATATTGGGCAAATACATTATCCAGCTTGGTTAATCTTACGGCGCAGAAACAAGGTCCTAGTGCGAACTTAAGATTAAAAATGAAACTTATTTATCGCGCAAGTTTGCCACCAAGTTTAGCTCAAAATGAACCAATCTTGTCTTGGACAGCTTTAGGAGAGCCTGTATTTGCTGCTGGGTGGACTGCTTTAAAGCCCATTAATGATCCTGTTTATAATCTTAAATCAGGTTCTAATACATTAACTTTTAATGGCTTTGAATTGCCAACAAGCACTAATGACAATATGACATTAGCAATAGTCATTTATACATTAGACCCTATGAATCAAGCAGGAACGCCTGATTTTCTCTTATTCAATAGAGTTTCATTAGTTCCCAATGATTTTGCAATTGACTCTAGCATTCTTACATACAACGAAACACTGAGGAACTGCCAATTTCATTATATGAAATCATTTCCAATACCTGTATTGCCAGCACATGGAACAGGCGTAACAACATCATCTTTTGGCGTACAGACAACCGCTTCAGGTGTTGCAGGATTTGGTCCATTAGTGAGATTTCCAGTAATGATGCGAACTTCTTCACCTGTTATTTTCCTATATACACCAGGTGCAGGTCCTGTAAGTCAAATAGAAACAAATCCCCCAGGTATTACATGGAGCGGTTCATCAGTAAGTGGAATTTCTGAATGGGGATTTAGCACACAAGGAACGCCTCAATTCGGATCGGTTGTAGGAGAAAGATGCTGTGTCCATTGGACAGCAAATGGACTTTTGGGTACATAAATTATAAAATAAAGGAGTTACTTCATGTCTACTACTTATAATAGTAATTTTAATGGCACGATGCCATTTACTGATCAATCTATTACTTTTGCTTTAACACAAACTGTAGTTGAGTCATTTACTATCCCAGGCCCATCAACTGTAAGTTACACAGCTATTTTTCATTTTCCAATTATTTCTCCAGTATGGGTTGGTCTAAATGTTGTACCACATGATCCAGTAACAGGATCACCAGAAATACAGCCTTTTGTTAGCTTAAGACCTGAAAAAAAATATGTTAGAGGTGGTGATGTTATAAATTTGTTAGTTAATGAAGATATCTTTGCATTAACAAGAGTATCCGTTGAATTGTATGTAATTCCAGGAAATTAATTACTTATTTTTTTCAAAAGGATTTGTTATGGTATCTACAATAAAATTTAGTCAAATGACCTCTGGCGGTGACTTGGATGTTAACGATAAGACTCCTGGTTTGCTTTCTGGAAATAATGTTTTATTTAATAATCCATGGCCAAATCTTGCCCCTGGAAGCACAGCAGATAGACCACCCATAACGCCAGATATATATTTTCGTTTGCGATTTAATACAACTACAGAAATATATGAATTTTATTCACCTTCATTTGCTGCTTGGATTCAACTGGATAATTCTGCTGTACAAAATGCTAGTTTTATTACATATCAAATTGAACCATCATTACCTAATTCTTTTGATTTGGGTTCTTTGACTGATGGAATTTTAAAACAAACAGTTTCTCTTGGTGTTTCAACACCTTCAATAGCACTTAATGGAGTAGACTATTACGGTCCAGGATTTACAGGATATATAAACGCACCTGCTGGAATATCGGATTTTCTTAACAATCCCATTGTTAATTTTCATTCAATTATATTAGCTTCTAATTCATTATATTTAACTAATGCATTTACTGGATTTTCTCCAAATATTGGAGCACAAGGTCTTGATACAGATATTGGTTTAACATTCCAGGCACAAGGAGCTGGATTATTTAATTTTAGATCTACAAATTCAACTCCTATGCAATTTAATTCTGGAACATCAAATCAGCATAATACTAATTTTATATTTGCAGACACACCCAATACTGTTAATGTAACTTGGCAAGATTTTGACGGTACAGTTGCTTATTTGTCTGACATACCAGGAGGAGGTGTTACCTCTGCACAAGGAACCGATAACCAAGTACTGGTAAATGGAACTTTTGGTGCTCCTGTAACGGGAGCAATAACATTAACAACACCACAAGATATTGGCTTAACTTCAAGTCCTACTTTCCAAGATATAACACTCACTGGTCCTTTAAATGCTGGAGGAACAATTTTTGCAGCGTCTGGGGATAAATTACTCGAATTAGACGCTCTAACTGGTGCAGTTAATCATTTAAATATATCAAATTCATTGACAGGATTTCCTGTTGCATTAGTTGCAGATGGAACTGATTCAGATGTAACACTACTATTGTCAGGAAAAAATAATGGTGATGTACATGCTGCCCCAAGAGGAACAGGAGCCCTATTGGTTGGTGGTGCATCTGCACCTGCATACATGAAATTTTTAGAGGATCCTCTATCAGGTACTAATTATATTGGATTTAAAGCACCAACCACAGTACCAGCATCTTATTATTTAACTTTTCCTAGCGCAGTTCCACCATCAACAAATTCAATAATTACTTACGATACTTCAGGAATTGGTTCTTGGACTATATTTCAAGAGGCACAGACTTATACTCCAACGATTACTTTTGCTACACCTGGTGATTTATCAGTAGTTTATACGGTTCAATCTGGCACATATGAAGTTCTTGGAAGATTAGTAATGGTAAATTTAACTGTTTCTTTTACTCCAACTTATACAACATCTTCAGGTGAATTCATTATTTCACTTCCAATACCTGTTTTTCATACGCTCCCATCTTCAGTTATAGCTGTTGTTGGGCCTGTTTCTGGAGGTATAACTTATCCAGCTGGAAGAACTCAATTAAATCCTGTACATACACCAGGACAAGCTCAAGTTGTAATAAGAGCACTTGGAAGTGCAACGGCTCAAATTAACTTAGCAACTACTGAAATAGTATCAGGAAGCAGTTATTCATTCACGATAGCAACTAGTTACATCTCAACATAAGGATATAAAAATGATAACAATGGATAATTTAAAACAAAAAGTTCAACATTTTAATCAACAATTGCAGAATGCACTTAATTTGGTTCAGCAATATACTGGCGCACTTCAATCTATACAAATGCTTATTAACGAATTTGAACAAGGAGTAGCTAACAATGGCCAAGCTAACAACACAAAGCAGAAATAAATTACCTAAATCTGATTTTGGTATGCCTGGATCAAAAAAATATCCTATGCCAGATAAGTCACATGCATCTAATGCTAAAGCAAGAGCCACACAAATGGAAAATAAAGGAAAAATTTCCTCTTCCACCAAAGAAAAAATAGATGCTAAGGCAAATAAGATTCTAAACAGAAAAAAATAAGGGGATTAATCATGGCTTATGATGAAACACCTAGAAAAAAAATAATCATACGAGAAGGAAAAAATGAAGGTTTTTCTGGGCATGATGCGCTAATTGATGAAGCAAAAGAATATTGCAAGTACGGTGTTCGTTCTGATGCAGAAGCAGAAGGAGTCGGATTCTTAGGTATGGATGATTTAGACAGAATAAGAAGACGAAAGACCATGTAAATAACAAAAATAATACAGGATGTATTATTAATTAAATGGAGTTTAATATGGGAATTACAGCAATTGATAGGAATTATGTTGGAGTAAATAGTATTGTTTTTATAATAACTACCGATGATTTGGTTACTATAACTACCGCTGGTTACTTCTCAACTCAAAAAGCAAATATTAATTTGATACAAAATGGAGATTTTGTATTTAATAAAAATGATTTAACAATAATCTATTATTCACCAGATCAATTAGGATTTTTTAGATATGATTTTGTAAATGATTCGTTTGATGTTTTAGCGCCCCCAGGAGATTTATCTAATGTTCTTTCCAATGGAAATATATTCGTAGGAAACGCATCAAATATAGCAACTGGTGTTTCTCCTTCAGGAGATATTACTTTAACTAATACTGGTGTTTTTGATATCGCATCTAATGTTGTTATGAATGCAGATATTAATTCTTCTGCTGGAATTTCTTTTAGCAAACTAGAAGCCTTACCTTCTTCACAAATATTAGTTGGTGATGCAGGGAATGTAGCAACTGCAACAGCTATGACAGGTGATATCAATATAGACAATACAGGATTAACAACAATTCAATCTGGTGTTATTGATTCAGCAAAAATAGCTACTTCAGCAGGAATTCAACTTAGCCAATTAGAACCATTATTCGATGGGAATATAATTGTGGGTAATGCTAGCAATGTTGCGTCCTCAGTAACCATGTCAGGAAATGTAACTATTGATAATTCAGGTCTTACAACTATTCAACCTTCCTCAATTAATTTGGCAATGCTTTCTTCTGGAATAACTCCTTCAGCATTAATTAAATTCAATGGACAACTTACTACAGTAGGAGGATCACCAACAGAAGCATTTACGGTTACAGGCGCTTTAGGATTAACAGATACCGCATTTTGTCAAATGGTTGATGATGGAACAAATAATGTAACAATTTTATACGCTCAAGTCACAGATGATACACTTACTGTAATATTTAGTGCAGATCCAGGAAATGATGCGATTTTTAATTTTCAATTAATAAGAAATGCATCTTAATTAAACCATTGTTTTTATAAGGATATAAAAAATGGCTATTACAAATATTTCTACAGATCAAGGTATAGATCCAAGAATTGTACGAGTAGTTACAACTGATACATTTACTGCAATTACGACTACAGGATATTTAACGACACAAATATCAAATATAAAAGCAATTCAAAATGGTTTGTTTCAATGGCTTCCAACTGACAGTGTATATATATTTTACAATGGTGGACAAGGATTTTTTACACATAATGAAGCAGATCAAAGATTTGATGAAGCTATAGATCAAGCTGGAATTATTGTTGCTCAACAAGTATTTACTTCTCCAGGAACATATATCCCCACTCCCTCTATGAATTTTTGTTTCATTGAAGTTTATGGAGGTGGTGGAGCTGGAGGTGGTACGCAATTTTCTACAGTTTTAGGAGTTGGAAGCGCTGCAGGAGGAGGAGGAGCAGGAGCTTATAGCATTGGTTTATTCACTGCGTCACAAATAGGTTCATCTCAATTAGTTGGCGTTGGTTTAGGTGGTACTGGAAGAACAGGAGCTCCAGGAGATCCAGGAGGACTTAGTTTTTTTGGTGATTTATTAACTGCATTCGGTGGTAATGGAGGAAATTTTATGTCCTCTAATATTAACAATTTTGGGTCAACGAATGGTGGAGGAGGAGGACCGCAGGGTGAGGGTGGCTCATTTAATGGTCGCGGAGCTTCAGGATTTGCTTCATTAGTAGTTGGTAATGTATTTGCCATAAGTGGTGCAGGCGCATCTACGAATTTAGGGGGAGGAGGGGCTTCCGTTATTGCATCTTCTAGCAGTGAAACAGGGATAGCGGCAAGACCTTCTACAGGTTCTGGCGGTTCTGGAGCAGCACTTCAAAATATAGATTTTTCTGCATCTGCTGGAGGAAATGGATCAGCTGGGATAGTAATAATAACCGAATTTTTATAAGGAGATAAAAAATGGCTATTTTAAGCATAACAACTGATGAAGGAATAAATCCTAGAATAATTCGTGTTGTTACTACAGATGATTTTAACACAATAACCACATCTGGTTATTTAGTTGACCAAGATGAAAACATACAACTTCTTCAAAACGGGGAATTTGAATGGTTTCCAACAGATGGAGTTTTAATAAGCTATTCAGATGGACAAGGATTCTTTACTCATAATGCAGAAGAACAAAGATTTGACGTAGAAATACCAACTGAAACCGTTGTAGTTGCACAACGGACAATAACTGCTTCTGGTAATTATATACCTACACCAGGTATGACTTTTTGCATTATAGAAGCCATTGGTGGTGGTGGAGCTGGAGGAGGAACAAGCACCGCAGCTGCTGGGACTGGATACGCTGGAGGTGGCGGTGGAGCGGGTAGCTATGGTAGAGGAATATATACAGCTGCTCAGATTGGAACATCACAAGTAGTTACAATTGGAGCAGGTGGTACTCCAGTAGCAAATGACGATGGTAATCCAGGAGGAACAACAAGCGTTGGAACTTTGTTAGTTGCCAATGGAGGATTAGGAGGATTATCAACAGGAGTAGCTACTGCAGGTTTTAATGGAGCTCAAGGAGGAGCTGGAGGTGCAGCTGGAACTGGAGGAGCGGTTAATTCTAGAGGGGCTCCAGGATTTAATTCATTTTATGTTGGTGTTTCAGCATCTATTAGTGGAGCTGGTGGAGCAACAAGGTTAGGAGGATCAGGAAACTCACTTGTGGCTATAGGATCAAACAACATTGGATCTCCTGCTCAAGATAACACTGGATCAGGAGGAGGAGGATCAGCAATACAAGGTGTTACTGGAGCGCCTACTTTAGGTGGTGCGGGCGGCTCAGGAGTAGTGTTAATTACTGAATACATTTAGAACATGTCAATGAATGATATGTAATTAAAACAATTAATTATAAGGAAATAATGATGCCTATAACCGATATTACAAGCGATTGGGGAATAAAGCCAAGAATAATTAGGATTGTTACTACTGATAATTTAGTAGCAATAACTACAAGTGGTTATTTAACAGCCCAAGATGAAAACATACAACTTCTTCAAAACGGGGAATTTGAATGGGAAAATACAGATGGTGTTTATATATTCTATGCTGACGGTCAAGGATTCTTCACTAGAAATGCAACTGAACAAAGATTTGATCAACAAATTCCTGAAACATCAGTAGTTATAGGATTGAGGGTATTTACCTCATCAGGAACATATATTCCTAATCCAGATATGAATTTTTGTTTGATTGAAGCCTTAGGAGGCGGAGGCGGAGGTGGAAGCACTGGGTTTGCAGCTGCTGGGACTGGATGGGCTGGTGGTGGTGGCGGATCAGGGGGTTATGGTAGAGGTCTATATTCAGCAGAACAAATTGCTGATTCACAAATAATTACAATTGGAGCCGGAGGAAGCACAGTAAGTGGAAGCCCAGGCAATCCTGGAGGAACAACAACTGTAGGATCGTTACTTACTGTAAATGGGGGCCAGGGAGGCGGTGCCATGGTATCAGCTATAGCAGGTTGGGGAAATGCCGTAGGTGGTGCTGGTGCAACACCTGGTTCTGGAGGTTCCGTTAATGGTGCTGGAGCTCCTGGATCATATGCAATTGTATTTGGGGCTACCACATCAATAAGTGGTACCGGTGGATCGACAAGACTAGGAGGAGGAGGATTAGCATTAGTAGTTACAGGGACTAATCAATCAGGAAACGCAGCTCCAGCAAATACAGGTGCTGGTGGTTCAGGTTCTGCAATTCAAGGCGTTATTGGTGCACTTACAAATGGTGGTACAGGAGGAAGTGGTATCGTAATAATTACAGAGTACATTTAATTTAATATGGCCCTATTAACTTAGGGCCTTTAATAGGATTATAACATGTACAAAGTATACAGATTCTGTTTTATTATTATGATAAATGCAATGTTTATGATTTATTATTCTTTTCATAATAAAAATGCCGAGATTGATGCAGAAGCATTAAATGATTCCTGCATAAAACCTATGATTGATTATCATTATACTACGTGCAATGTAATTAAATTTAGGGTAAATGGAAAGGATTTTCAAATACCAGCACAATTTGAAACAGATTTAGCAAATATTCCAAGAATAGTTTGGCCTTATATATCTCCTTTCCATTCTTCATTGATTCGTGCAGCCATAATACACGACTATCTTTATACTAAAACTTGTGATTTCAATAGAAAAGATACTGATTTAATTTTCTATTACATGCTTATTAAGGATGGAATATCACCTTTAGAGGCATTGATTATGTATTATTCAGTTAGACTTTTTGGTTGGAATTCATACAACGAGGATTTTTGCTAATGGATTATAACATACTTGAACAATGGTTAAAAAAGGATGAAGGATTTGATAAATTTCCTGTAAAAGATACTGTAGGTAAATGGACTTTAGGGCATGGAAGAAATATACAGGATTGTGGTATTTCAGCAGACGAAGCAGAATTAATGCTTAAAAATGATATAAAGAAGTGCGAACAAGAATTGTCACAATATGATTGGTATAATATATCTCCAGATAATGTAAAAATGGCTCTTATTAATATGTGCTTTATGGGCATTGAGAAACTTCTTGGTTTTAAAAAGATGATTCAAGCATTAGAACAAAAAAATTATACATTAGCTTCTATTGAATGTTTAAACAGTCAATGGGCAAAACAAGTAGGCAAAGGACGAAGCAATGAAGTTGCTGTCATGATAAGGGAAGGATTATGAGTAAACTCACATGGATTGAATATAAAGCATATCGTGAAGATCATGCTTTAGAAGTAAGTTCATTTCGATATTTAAGATATCTTATTGGATTAGAAGGATTAGATACGCCACCATAAATTTCGGAACGAACAACATTCATCCCGTAATTCCCCGCAATTGCGCGCAATTGCGGGATACACTACCATAAAAAAGGATTTTTATGCGTTTACAGCCAGAGCAATTCGAACAGATTCAACTTATTAAATGGTTCAACAAAATCTTTCCTGAGCTTCAAGAGGACATCCATCATTTTGCCAATGAAAGAAAATGCTCATTAAGGTACGGAGCTCTTTTAAAGTCAATGGGAGTTAAGAGTGGCGTATCTGATATATTTTTAGCGTTAGGACAAGATATATTCATTGGCTTATGGATAGAACTTAAATTCGGAAAAAACAAGCCCACAAAATCTCAAATTGCCTTTGCACAAAGAAAAAGAATGCGCGGATATAGAGTTGAATTTTGCTGGGGATGCGAAGAGGCTAAAGTAATATTATTAGACTATTTGAAAGATTATATATCTGCAAGAGAAGATATTAAACAATGATTTTTCTAATTTGAACTGTTCGGCAATTCCTTACAGTTTCTCAATTAATTTTTTTATATATAAATCAATTACTTAAGTAAAAACAAAAACACTAAGTCTGATTATTGTCATAATCACGTTTAATGTGTGAGGCTCATGCTCATGAGATTTTCTCAACGCTGTCGAGACAATTGTCAAATTAATAATTCAATATAAATTATTATAACTCATTTTCTTCATATATTTCCATTTCAAAATCTGGAAGATCTAAATGTGCCCAATGTGTTATAATGCATTCTTCGCTATATTTACGCCAATAATCACAGTTACAATCACATTCATTACAATAGCATGTTGTTCCTAAAATGAATTGTTTACCGTCCCAAAATGCTAGGTTAGTCATTAATTCATTATCACCATGATGATATATGACGTAAAACTCTGGCGTTACGAATCCATCTTTAGGCATGTATGAATTGCCAGGTAAAAAATCTTTTGCAGAGTGCCATTTCATAATGTAACGATCTAGTGTAACTTAATACTATATAATATATTAAGGATAATATAATGCCACTAATTAAAGGCGAAAAAGCCAAAACAAAGAAAGGATTTTCAAGCAACGTAAAAAAAGAAATGGAATCAGGAAAGCCTCAAAAGCAAGCAGTTGCTATTGCATATAGTGAGGCTGGAGAGAAAAAGAAAAAAAGGAAGTATTAATTATTTATATGTTTAAAATTAATTATAAAATCGACACATTATAAAAATGTGTCGATGATTTAAATTCAAAACTATCACGCATCTTTTTTTTGTATTTACCATCGAATCTTTCCAAGTCAGGAATTGAAATATCCTCAATTGGTTTTGATTTTTTATTGCCATTATAAAATTCCAAGTCACTCCAATCCTCTTTTGAGGATGTTTCTTTTTTATCTATCATTGCACTTATATCCTATTTTGTTATAATAAAATTACCGAGAACCTTAATCTCGAATTGGCTCCGTATGGGGTACTTTCCAATAAATGTTTTGGATAGAATTAGGGTTCGAATTTATCAATTATTTTTTTTATTTTTTATTCACATGAACTAGACCTTTCCTCTAACTGCAAAATATCTATTTGTGTGGGTATGAAACAAGTGATAAATAATATAAATATAGATGAAAGCAAAAACTTATTACCTTTTTTCCAAAATGCTTCTTTTTCCTCTTCACAGCAAGATTGTTCCCAACAATAAAAAATAATTAAACTAATTATAATTCCTATTATCCCAAATATAATCATAAAATCTTTTATGTTTGGAAATAAAACTAAAGATAAGTAATTATTCACGTTCCAGCTCCTTTATTTTTGATTTAAGATAGTAAATCAATTCTTTCTTGCTTGAAAAAGCACAGCAGTCTCCCCTAAATGAACCATATATGTTTTCAGTAGACAAAATATAACCATCATCCCAGCCATCGACAATTTCAGTTATTTTTTCTTTCCTTATGTTGAGATTTCCAACAGACAATGGCAAACTTCCCCATCCTAGTTCTTCAATTAAAAAATATACTTCATCACCTTCTTTGTATGGACATTTTTCGTTCATTAATATTTTTTCCATATTAAATCCTATGAAATACATGTAAAAAGAACAACTCAAGTACAAAGCAAAAACTAGAAGTCACATACCAAGGAAATTTATAATGAAAAGATATAGGGATAGTAATAATCATGGCGCCTAATATGAGTAGCAAATTTTCAGTCATTTTTTTCCTTAAAAGGGAATCTTCGAGTCTACCTCTATGATAGTCTAAACAATGGCATTGCTAATCCTTCAATTTAATCATAGCCAATTCTTCAGGCTCTAATGATGAGGACAAATTGAAAAGAATGGCTTTCTTATTTATATCAAATGTGAGCGCATCTCTTGGGATTACACATCTTATAGTGGTTTTTTCATCGAATGGAGTTTTTACGTTGCATGTATAAACACCATCTTTTCTTTTTGTTAGCTTGAACCCTTTTCGGTCTTCTACTAAAGCGAATGTAAATTTATCTCTTTTATTTCTAAAAAAATTCATTTTTGTTGATTCATTAATACCAAGCTTTTCCGCCATACATCCTCTTATTGAAAAAGATATTCTAGATTTTTTTGTGGTATTCATTTTTAAACCAGGAGTTGTATTAATAAATCTACCTGGTTTTACTGGTACGAAATCTTCTAAATTAAACATAATTATCACCTTAAAAATATAAATACAAATACATCTACAACTTGCGCATATTAATGTGCATTTTTAATTGAGTCAAACTCAGCATTAATTCCCTTTATTACTTGCTCTAACATTATCTCAGAGAATGTCTTTGCGTATGAGATTTTATCTGATTTATTTGAGGATTGTACGCATGAAGAAATCATGTCCATTACAAAAGATATTGCTGTATTAGCGAATATTTCAACTTTATCTTCAAGAGAAGCATCTAAGTCATCTATCTCTTCAGACGTAACACGCATAATTTTACGCATTAAACTGCACATAATTTTCTTTTTTTCTAATAAAGTTAATGATTTTTGTTCTGAATCTGGCATTATTTACCCCTTTAATATAAATCATTATGTGTTGAGCAATTATAAATTGCTTGATCTCCATTTAACTTTAATATGTCTATGCATCCACATTCCTTTAGAGTGTAAACGCATCCACATCCTCCAGTGCCACCAGAATTTAATTTAGCAATTGAAGTACATCCGCAAATTTTATTTTCAAACTGATCCAAAACTTCCTTTGGTTCAAATTCCATTATTTGTCCTCTTCTGGAGCATGCTCAAATAGTATTTTAAAGAATCGATCAATGAAATCTGCATTAATGATGTATGTGACATCAACTCCTATTTCCCTAATAAGAGGTAAAGTCGCTTTCATGAACTCAACTATCTCATAATTTCCTAATGAATCTTTATTGTTTGCTTTTTTTTGTGTGCCACGCTTATATATATCCATTAGCCTATGTATAATTTCCAATACATAAACCATTTCTTCTTCGGTTTTATTTTCCATTATTTATCCTTATGACTTTGACATTTGTTATAAGTTCGCACATCTTCCTTTGTTATGTTATGTGATTTATTAACTTGAATGCATCCGCAAAAGTATACCTTCTGGCTTATGGACCAATCATCAAAAATTGAATCTAATATCATGTATCTAGTGGACCTTTCTTTTACTACTCCTTGTTTGTTTTTGTTTTTGTTTTTTTTATTAATGTTAATTCCACCGCCAGCACTTGATATTCCTACAATATGAGTGGGTTCTATGCAAACACTTTTATTAGGTACTCCAACTCCAGAAATTTCAATTCCTGCTTTGGAGTTATGTGTGGGATCAATATAAGTGCACTTTTTTCCGCAGTCGTGGTGCGTGCACTCTCCCCATGACGCACCTTTTTCTTTTTTAGGGGTTTTTATTTCATCCATTATTTTTCCTTTTTTTCAAATGTGAATTTTTACAAGATTTAGAGCAGTATTTCTTACTTTCATGAAGATAAGGTATGAATTTTCTAAGGCAACATGGACAAGTAAATTCAGGACTTTTAGTAATTTCATTATGGTATAACCATACGTGATCTTTTATTTGATTATCATTCATTATTTGTCCTCCTCTTTCATAAGCATCCCAATAAAATGATCAGCCTGAGACGAGGTTAATTGACCAAGTGTTTCAATATGATAATATTGCATGGCCTTCTGTAATCTTCCGTTAGAAAATCCTTTAACAGCTAAGAGAGCATGTAGTTCTTTCATTTGCTCTGGATTGGCTATTTCTCCGGTTTCTTCTTGCTCTTCTTTTTTTTCAATTGGAGTAGAATCAATTACTGTACCTCTTGCTTCTTTTAATTTTTTTCCAAGAATCTCTGATTTGCTTAATTTTCTTCCTGTTTCTGCATCTATTGTTACTGTATGTTCTCGTTCCATTTCCTCCTCAGCATATGTACCTCCTAGAAGGTCTTGAAAGCATGCTCTTAAACATTGAGATTCTGCTACTTTTTTTATCATTGTTGCAGGTTTTCCTGATTGAGAATTCCATAAGCTTTTGTTGGTGGTATATTCACGTAATTCTGCGAATACATAAATTGGCCTAGATGACTTATGCCTTTTTGCAACACAATAAGCACCTATTAAGTCCCCTCTATCTTTTAAGTTATATTCATGTTTTGGCAATCCTTCTGATACAGAAAACTTATCATTTGAGTAAACCGCATCAACTTGATGATAATCATATTCAGGGTCTCTCTGTGCCGCCTTTCTATATCCATCCCTTCCTATAAATATACTGGCAGGCGATTTTTCATCGTATTTAACGACCCAAATCTCGCGTAGAAAAGGATTTAATTGCGTACCCTTACCTATCTCTATGAATGTCGCAAACTCAACCTCAGATAGGGGAAATTTGCATATAAGTTTTTTCATTTCTTCGCGTTTTTCCTTACAATCCCACATATCTATTTGGGATTGCTTTATTGCTTGTAGGCCTGTGCTCATTTTTATTCCTCCTCTTCATTTATCGTATACCATCTTGGGCAGTTAAGTTCTTCAAGTTCATAAGCTGGCCATCTATTAGTTTCAAGGCACCGCTTTAAAGTCTTTTTATGCCTGTGAAAAGTATTTATACCTATGGATAATGACTCATCTGACATTGGCAGGAATCTAGGTACATAAGGTTCTTTATTTTCAACGGCTATCGTTCCAAAAGCCTTAATTGGCATACCAATTGCCTTACAACCTTCATGAATCATTCCAGATTGAAGGAAATATCCATATTCTATAGCGGAATATTCAATACGCCTCGTTGACAAATCTCTTGCCGTCTTTATATCCATTATAAGTTGACCGCCCCATGCGTCAGGACGCGCCTTAAATTGCAATCCTGTTTCTTCATCTGTCCAAAATATTGATTGTTCAAAAACACATCCTTCTAAATAATTTGATACATCAGTATGTGTGTAAAAAAGAGACACCATTTTATTTGCTTCCAAAAAAATACTTTGTGGAATAACCGTTTTACCTTCTGATAATATTGAAAACTCATCAAGCAACGCATCATTTCTATTTTTTATTTCTGCTACTAGTTTCTTGTAAGCATTAAACTGCTCTTTACCAACATCCTTTAATAAAACTTTTTCTGGAAGCTTTTCTAGTTCTGGGTAAACTAAATAATCTGTTTTAAACCTTTCTGGCTCTAATAATAAAGCATGAAATGCATCCCCTAATGACATGGATTTTGTTGGCTCTTCCTTAGTAGCCAAACCAGAAATAACTTTATACCAATAATGATAAGGACTTTTATTAAAGAGCATCAAACTACTACGTGAAACGCCTTCTGCTGCATGATATTCCGCATTTGATATGTTATGTATGCCATCGCTGAATTTAATCATTTAAAGCCTCCAATTGACGACATAGCATAGAATCCAGCAGCATCACACATCTTCTTATGGTCTTCTGAAGGGTATTCATATTTTTTAGGAGCTTCTTTTTTATCTTTCAAGGATTCCCATTTTTTAATAATGTAATCTATGGCTTCGTTTTTTGTTGGGAAGATTGCTTCTATCTCTGAATTAATCTCGTTAGTAACGATACAAAAATTATTATCTTTATATGTAAAAGATTTCGCTATGTTTAAAGGTAGCAATTCTGTATAAGGCATAGAGCCGTCCGTATAAAGTACTCCCCATACTAGCTGACCATCTTCAAATTTATCCATTTTTTCCTCCTTGGTTATATGTAAATTTAACTACAAAATAATTGTAGTTATTTTCTTGACATATGTCAATAAAAAGATTATATTTTATATGAAGATTTTTTAAGGGGTATACGAAATGAATTTCGAAGATGTAAAAAAATACTTTGGGACTTATGGTAATTTTCAGAAAAAAACTGGAATGGGGAAAAATACTCTTACAAGGTGGAAAAATATTGGATATATCCCTCCATGTTCACAAAAAAGGTTAGAACAATTAACTAACGGAGAGCTTAAGGCTTATTGGAATAAGGAAGAAAATAAGGGCAATGTATGAACTATAGTGAAAATAAGGAAGAAATAATCGAAGAATTCCTAAAAAAAATGGAATCAATAAAAGATGATTATGTTAAAAATTATGGCATGAATGGTAATCAAGTATTTTATTTAATGACCAATTTGGCAGTGAATACACTTGTATCATGTTGCGCAAGTTTAGATAATAAAAAAGAAGCTATGCAATTTATATCGCGTGTTTATGAGACCATTGCAGAAACTATTAATGAACATAAGGAATTGATTGATATTTTTAAAAACAAGGAAAATTAACTATAAAAGGACTTAATTATGACTGAAGAATTAATAGACGAAATAGACATTTCTTCTGAGGCAGTAAATATATTAGAAATTCTCGGAAACTCTATACATGAGAGAGAGATTAATAAAGATAATCCATTTACCTTTAATATAAAGGAAGTTCATGTATTAGAAAGTTATCTTGTTGATTTTATGCGCAGATTAAGAAAGGGTAATTTTTATTAATATAAGAAAGGATAATTTATGAAAAGAAAGTTCATACAATTTTTTGATTTTAATGATCAAAGGATAGTAATTAGCTATTCATCTGCAGCTTATGATGAGCAACTTTATAGGCTTTATGTCTATGATCGAGAAAATGATGATTTAATGCAAGGATGCCTACATTTAACTAAAGCTCAAGCGAAAATTATTATAAATGGACTTAAGACTTTATTTATTGATGATGATGATTAAAAAACTTAAAAGGGCCGCTAGTGGAGGCACAACCGGCCCTTAGTACATCAACTACAACTACCAAGGAAGCATTTTTATGAATAAATGCAGTATCACTATATCAGGTTTTTTTTATAAGGAAAGCATTTAAATGGGTTCAATTAGTGAATTACTTAAATTAAAGGGTGAGAAAGAATTTTTTCGCTCTGAAAATAGTGTAATGGTTATTGAAGGGGGCGGCATTTACAAAGAAATAGAATATTTAATTACATTCAATATATTTGGATTTCGATGCGGATATGTGTCTATAAATGATGAAGATATTGAGCGCGATATAAATGCTTATGTTGAAATTACATTTAGAGGAAGAGGGCATCGTCTTAAGGAATTTATGAGCTCGCCTTGTAATGATTTTTGGATTGGATTTGATGCAGGGCATTGTGATGATTCACCTTGTTATTCTACAGCAGCAAAATATTTTCCAGAAAAAAAAGATTATTATCTAAATCTATTAAAAGATGATATTTGGGATTCAGAAGATCATAAGTCTTATGAGTTCATGGAAAATGAATGTAAATCAATAATTGAACAATTGAGAGAGTAAAATGAAACTAACACTTGAAGTAAACGATTGCAGAGATTGTCCAAAATTAAATAAAAGTGAATATATTTATGGCTGCTCTCATGAAGATCGCAATGTAACTTTTGAAGATACAATCATTTATGCTCAGGGTGAAGAATTCCCTGGAATTCCAGAATGGTGCCCAATAAAAAAACAAGAAAACAAATCATAAAATACCATTTCGTGCATAATCACTAAATGGTAACATAAACAGCGGGCATCCTGCCCCAAGTATTCATTTGCGACAAACAAATGCGATACGTCCAACAACAGTTCTTTTAGAAGGGAACTACAGCAAAGGAATTATACCATGAGTATTGAAAAAAATACAAAAAATACTTTATTGCATGAAGAAAATGGCTTTACCACAATCATAAACGAAACAATCTGCCAAATAAAACACACTGGTGCACTTGGTGTGTATTGCTACTTAGCTTCCAAACCCTCCGGATTTATCATTTGCAAAAAACATCTTCAGAATCATTTTGAATGCGGCAGAGAGCATATTGATACATGCTTTAAATATCTAAAAAATATTGGCCTTTTAGAAGTTACTTCTGTGAGAGATGATGAAGGAAGAATTATAGAATGGCAGACAATTTTGAGGAGAAAAACCCAGAATACGGAAAACCCGTATTGTGGTGATTCTCCTGTGGATAAGTCATCAAAAACCCACAATACGGGTTTCCCACAATCTGGTTTTCAAGCACCTATAAATAAAAGAATAAATATAAATAAAAGAATTATTAATAAAACAAAACAAAAGACTGTTCCTGTTCTTTCTTCTTCTGTTGAAGTAAAAACCCATATTTTGAGAGCCATTGGAAATAAAAGTATAGTGCTTGAGGATGAGCTGCAAAACCAAATATTATTTTATATCGGCAATGAATCAGACCCGAAAGAAATAAACAAAAAAATTAACATAGCACTCAAAAAGATTCGCGAAGGTAAATGGAACCAACCATATGGATATAAGGGAAATGATAAAACTCAAGCCGAAGAAGATCGCATTCGCCAAGAACATAAACAAAAGCAGTATGAACAAGAACGCATATCGATGAACAATATCAAACACATAATTTCTGAGAGCGGGAAGAATTCTCTTGGTGCTCTCAAGAAATCACTTGGTTCAGGTAAGCCTGTAAGTGTGAGGGAGCTTTATGCGTAGCGAACAAGAATGCAAAAAAATCCTCTCAAAAATAGGATTTAAACTAGGCGTGTCACCAAGCTTAATTTCCACTAAGCTATTGAGCAAAGAAGATAAAAAAGCTATGTTAGAGGGGCTAATTTCAGAAGAAATACTGGAATTATATGTAAGTGTTTGGAAGTCAACAGGCATGCAAGATATGGTTAATTTGATTTAAGGCAGTTTTTATGATGATTTTCGACATAATTGTATTATCTGCTACATTCGTATTTGTTTGTGGTTTAATGCTCTAAATTGGCCTAAAAAAGGCCTTTAATTCGATATTTAAGGATGACATAATGCAACACGGAACAGTTAAGTGGTTTAATGAGAAAAAAGGGTATGGATTTATTGATTCAAAGGGCTCTGATTATTTTGTTCATTTCAAAGACATAAATAGAAATGGTTACAAGACTTTGAAAGAAGGTGAGAAGGTGGAGTTTGAATCTACTTCTTCTCCTAAGGGATATGTTGCCAAGAATGTTACTGTGTTTGCTGGATAATTATATAGCATTGTAATTTGAGAACCCTGCAGAATCTTTTATCCTTAAAGTTATGTCCCTACTCATTGAAGGACCCTTAAGGAGAACTGCAGGACTTACTCTCAATGCTTATTTTACTCTTGCTAATTTGGTGCGTCTACAGAGTTTTTTATCTATGGAATTTTCTTAAATTTGTTGCACTTTTTGCAAATTAAATAGGAAGTAACTATAGTTCCCCCACCCATTCGTATGTACTAGTTTCCACGCCAGTACGATCGTCCCAATATTTGTGACCAAAAATAAAACAAATTAACCATTTAATCACTTTACTTACTCCTTGTTTCGCCATTAATGTCTCTAATCATCTCATCCTTCAACGAAAGTGGTATATCGCATTCGAGGCACAGTAAAGTATGAAACGCTTCCTGAGCCTCTAAAAAGGCCTCTATAGCAGAGGCCATGTTATCAGCTACAACTTTAAATTCACTATACTTTTTGTGGTCCATGCTCAAACCTTATTTTTTTGCAGCATTTGCATTCGGTGAAAAAATGCTGGATTTGAAAACGCGCACGTATCTTTTGTGTTGAAAAGAATTGGTGTCCCTTTATTAAACAGCGTAGTTTTCTTAGCATGCTAGATTTCTCCTTTTTCTAGTTTGTTTATATATTCTATAACCGCATAAAATGCCTTGGTTTTGTTTTTAAAAAACTCCTTGGACTTATGAAGTAAAACATCCTTTTTTTCTTTGGCATATATCTTAAAAAACCATCCAAGTGTTTCTACTCGCATAATTTGATATTCGTATGCCTCCTTAAGTGATTTCATTTTCTTCCCCTTACTTTACACCATAGCTCATCGCAGTCATTTTCGCGTTGTTTAAGGCATCGATTGTAAGATTGCAGGTAAGCACTACAAAATTGCGCCAAACTATCAGCAGCTAAAGGATTTAGTCCCATATGACGTATAATTGGCTCACCGTCACAGCCATCTATTTCAAGATCAAAGCCAAAAGACTTATTTAAGGATACATGTACATACAAATCCTCTCCAGATAAACGCTCTACTGTAAGTGTTTCCAGAGATTCTGTTGGTTTTGATTTGCACCATTCATGTGGTTCTTCACTCCAAAACCAATGATCAAAATCTATTTCTCTATTGTCTATTACTTTGTCGTTCATGTTTTTTCCTTAGTTGTTGTTGATTTAATTTAACTATAATCATTTTTTGATTATATGTCAAGAAAAAGATTATATCTTTTTTGTTATTTTTTTGTAACTACAAACTTTTTCTTGTATCTTTCTTGTATCTACAAACTTTTGTGCTACTATCTTTTTATGCGACATGGAAAAGCAAAAAGCATTTATTTGGGTATAGGGGCGTCTTTCTCCATAAAGAACATAACCATCGTGATAATTGCTTCAAGCCGTGGGTTTTATGTGCGTCCGTGTCGCAACAGCGCAGTCCCTGGGCAACTCCTCTACTTATCTGTAAGGTAAGTAATGAATCCGGGGTTTTTTATATTTATTGGGCGTCGGGGCATGAAGGCTAGCCCGTCAGGCTCACAATCTGAAGGTAGGTGGTTCGAATCCATCACGCCCAACCTACTTCTAACAAAAACTTAATTACAGGGAGTAATTATGGAAAGCGTAAAGGACTACACAACTGAAAAAGATGGTACAAATACCCACTATAATGGCGTAGAAAGCACTTACGGCAAGCGTGTTGCTGAACAAATGCGTATGCAGCCTAAGTATTGCATGCCTGGCGAAGCTGATGGCGAAATGCGCGGCGAAAAAAGAAATGAGCAAAAAGGTCCTTAATTAACTAAGGATTTATCGTGACTGCTAAAAAAAGACCAGAAGATCTTAAGAAAAGAGGAAGGCCAACGACTTATACAGATACGTTGGCTAATCTCATTTGTCAAAGAACTGCTACGCATACTGTTGGTTTAAATATACTATGCAAGATGTACGATGATATGCCAGATAGGTCTACAGTTAATCTTTGGCGTTGGACTCACCCTGAATTTTCCCTCAAATACGCGCAAGCTAAGCTCTTTCAGGCCGATTTATTAGCAGAAGAATGCCTTGAAATTGCTGACGACACATCAGAAGATGCTAAATGCGACCAAGATGGAGAAGAGGTTTGTAATGTTGAGTTCATTGCACGCTCGCGCCTTCGTATTGACACACGAAAATGGCTTGCTTCAAAGTTATTGCCAAAGCAATATGGTAGTCATGCTGAAGAGCAAAAAGGCGCAAGCGACAGCCTGTTTGAGAAGTTAATTGATAAATTGGTTACAGAATGACGATGGTTAATTATGAGATTTGAAGAAATATTACCTCTTCTTAAAGAGGGAAAAAAAGCAAGAGTTAATGAGCCTAACACCAAAGATTGTTGGTATGGAGGCACTTGGCAATGTTGTTGGCAATCTTTAATTATAGAATCTAAAGAAGAAAAATGGCTTTCGATGTGCTGTTTGGATGAAAATGGGAAAGTATTAATTTCAAGAAATTCTTATGCAATTCCCATAATGCTCATATTATCAGATAAATGGGAATTGGTTGATTGTGACTTAATTGACTACCCAATACTTTCAAACGCTAAATACGATCTACTTAAATCTCTTATAGACGACGTGGTTAAAAGTTGCTTTATTAAACTAAATCCCTTCTCTTCTATATCTAAGGAAATTATGGAGCTTCTAGTATCTTTGAATTTTGTTGATAAACTGGTGAAACAATAATTGGAAAAATCTGAAGTTATAAAAGAACTAAAAAGAATTCGTGATGAATTGTTTCAAATGTCATTACTTCCTGGAAGTGATTGCGGGAATTATGAATTTGCGCAAAATCTTGTTCAGGATTTGATTGATAAATACTTGGAAAATGATGAGTAATATCCTAGAAAAGCTAAATGATGATTTTGAACAAGTAATGAAAAAAACAGGTTTAAGTGAATTAGATCTGCGAATAATAGAGAATCATATTATTGATTCAATAACATCTGCATTAAACGATAGAATTGAAAAGATTTTAGAGGTCCAAAGAAGAGTAATAAATGCAGAAGAATCAATAAACAATCTATCCTCCACACTTATTAATTCAATTAAAGAAGAAATCTTCGATTATTTTAAACGATTTATTGAGCAGAGGATGTCGAGTTATTCTGCGTCCATTCAAAACTTACAAAAAGAAATTACTGAACTATATATGCGCAATCACAATACATTAAGTGCCGTCAATGATATTCAGAATTATTTACAAGATTTGCGCAGCAATGCGCAAGACGCCGCACCAGAGGTGAAACCAGACAGTTAGTACTATCTGCTCTGCGGTATGAGATTCGAGGACTTGTAGCCTATTAAATGGGGTGAAAATCCCCACGATTCGCCAATGTTTATGGTATGTGTAGGAAATTAGTAAACCATGAGGTCGCCTACAAGGCATGACACATTCAAGTGTGGCGACATAATAGAGCATGCATGTGGGTGCAACTCCCACCACATACCACTCACTGATTATATTTAAGAGGTATTTATGGGTGTGCACTCTTATCTTTATTGCGACAAATGCAAGCATCAAGTTTGGGTTGGTAAGTATGGACCAAGTTCTGAAGATATAGAATATAATTCTCTCAAGATATTTTATTTTTTGTCCCATCATTATCCTGGTGATTATGCAGAGCTAGGAGAGGTCACATGCAAAGGTAAGATTAAGGTTGGCTCTGATATAACTATGTCAGCAAAGCAAAATGCATATGGAGAATATTCAGAGGAATTTAGGTATTGAATAAAAGACAATGGATTAAAATTCTCAAAAAGCACGACATCGAAGCCAAAAAACTAATGGAAAAATTTTCTATAATTTTTAATGATAGTGATTACAATACAAAAACTAACTATTATTACATAAATTATCTGGACCTATATCTTGCTCATATAAATCCAGAATGTTTACATAATAACAATGTTTTATTGGATTTTTATTTAAAATATTTGGCGGATGTGTTGATAATGTTCATTTGTGACTCATTAGGATGCAAAGATAGTGTATTTACAATTATGGGCAATAGTTTGCTCAAAAGATTTCTTGGCTTACTAAATATAAGAGATATCAAAATGACATAGGATGTTTATGGGCGCATGTTACAGATGCGGCGCTTCCGGCCTTATTCCGATTGAGACGTATGCAAGTCCTTGCATGATTGATCATGTAGGAATGAGCGAGGAAACATTACGTAGGCGCGTTGACGAATCCAGAAGGATAGAGTACAGGCCTTGTCCAGTTTGCAATGGCTCTTTAGTGTCCACTCATAAAACAATATGTCGAGTATGTTTTGGGACTAAAAAGTACACTAAAATAGTAAAGAATGAGTATGTAATAATAGATTGCGAGATTTGTACATGACAGATGAATTAAAAGTTGGCGATGAAATTTGGTACTTTAGATATTATGCTTCTCCTGGTGATGAAACCAATGTTTTGTATGTAAATGAATTATACCTTGTCTCGGAAATAATTACTGAAATGGGTATTGGCGACACATTAAAAACAGAAACTACAGGGATCGAATCAATTTATCCGAATGAAGCTTTCAAAACAAGAGAAGAGGCTATAAATTCATTAAAAGAAAGAATTAACTCATTATGATATTTATACCAGTTAAATCAAAAACTTAACAATTAATAGTAATAAATAACAATTAACATTTTCTGTATTTGCATAAGGATTTGCATGCAAGAAGATAAGTTGATACGTGTCTTAAAATATTTGCCCTTATTCGCAAAGAATTTTCTTGTCATACATGACAAATCTGGAACGGCACGAAATTTTGAATTCAATCGTGCTCAGAATTATGTACATGAGCGTCTTGAAAAGCAATTAGCAGATACTGGTATGGTTCGAGCCTTAATTCTTAAAGGAAGGCAGCAAGGTATATCAACGTATATTAGTGCGCGTTTTTTTCACAAAGTTATAACACAGAAAGGAAAAAAGGCATTTATTCTGACGCATTTGTCTGACGCAACTAAATCCATGTTCGATATGACAAAACGTTATAGCGAGCATTTGCCTATTGAGATATTCCCTCAGCCTGATAAGAAGAATGACAATACTTTAATGTATAACGGCCTTGGTTCTGGCTATCGCGTAGGAACAGCTGGAAATGAGAATATTGGTCGTTCAATGACCAATCAATTTCTGCATCTTTCTGAATATGCATTCTACAAAAAAGCTGAGAGCATTAGTCTTGGTTTAAAGCAAACAGTAGCTTACATACCTGGAACTGAATTGGTTGAAGAAACAACGGCAAATGGAATAGATAACGCATTCTACAAAGAGTGGCAAAAGGCAAAGAATGGAGAAAGCAATTATATTATTGTTTTTGTTCCCTGGTATTGGCAAAAAGAATACTGCATTGATATCCCAAAAGACTTTCTTCTGACAGATGAGGAAAAAGAGCTATTCGATAAGTTTAAAGATGATGGACTTACTATAGGTCATCTAGCATGGCGCAGAATAAAGTTAGAGGAGTTTTCAGGTGATGGAGAGCAAAAAAGACGCAGATTCCGTCAGGAATATCCTTTCACTGACGAAGAGGCATTCTTAAGCTCAACCACAGATGTATTTATAAGCAAGGAACATGTGGAAAAAGCAAGAAAAAATAATGTTGATAGCAAATCCAATTTAGTAATAGGGATTGACCCAGCAAGAATGGGTGACGATAGGATTTCAATCATTAGACGACGCGGAAGAAGAGCTTATGATTTAGAAACTCATTACAACATAGACACAATGGCCCTCTGCGGAATTATTAGAAAAATAATTGACAAAGAAAATCCATGTAGAGTATGTATTGATTCAATAGGCATTGGCGCAGGCATTGTGGACCGCCTCCATGAACTTGGTTATGACATAGTTCATGGCGTTAATGTGGCCAGAAGAGCAGAGGAATACGATAAATATAAAAATCTAAGAGCAGAATTATGGGATTTAATGCTCGAATGGTTTACGCAAGAAATGCCTGTTCAGGTTCCTGATAGTGATGAGCTACAAACCGACTTAACAGGCCTTGGTTATAAATATGATTCAAGCGGCAGGCTACAAATAGAAGGAAAGGATGACGCAAAGAAAAGAGGTCTTTTGTCCCCTGATACAGCAGATGCATTAATGCTTACATTTTATGGTGGCGAATATGTGAATGATGGTAATTATCAGCCAAATAGACTTCCAGAACACCATAATAGAATGCTAGTATAAATACAATACATGATGTCAAAAAAACACAAGGATTTGTGAAATGGCAGAAATTAATAAGAAAGTCTCTAGACGCGCTCGCGTCGCATTAGAAAAGTGGCGCGCATATTTTAAACGCAATATCGATTTGTATCACATGATGCATACCTTCGTTTTTGGCCAGCAATGGGATAAAGACGAAGAAGATGACATGATTAAAACCTACCGAAAGGTGCCATTATGCTCTAATAAGTTAGGAACCATGGCAAATACACTTCTTGGAGAGCAGCAGCAAAATACCCCTCAAATAGAAGTTTTACCTATGACTAATTGCGATGAGGAAACGGCCAAATATCGCGAACTTATTGTTAAAGAAATCTTATTTTCCAATCAAGCAAATGTAGTGACTCAAATATCAGCGCAACAAGCCGCAATAGGTGGTTTCGGAGTGCATTTTATAGATACTGAATATGCACATGATAATTCCTTTGATTTGGATATTGTTATACATAGCCTTAGAGATTCAACAAGATCCTATTTTGATATAGGAGCCAATCATCCAAACAAAATTGATGGAATATTATGCGGATATGAGACTAGAATGACTAGAAAAAAATTTAGGGAGGAAAATGGTGAAGATGTAGAAAAAAACATACTTAAAGTTTCTGGAATTACACAGACTCAGGAAGAAATAGCCCTAGCTACTCAGCCTAATGACTCCGCAGGATTTGACCCATTTAGTTGGGCTGATGCTGAATCGGTTACAATTCTTCACCATTACGAGCGCGAATATGTTCCAACCGTTCTTTATAAACTATCCAATGGTAGAACTGTAGAGAAAGAAGAATTAGACGAACTCATAGAAAGCTCTAAAAAAAGAAACATGCAGCATATGATTATGGAAATGCAGCAATCAATGATGCAGCAAAATTCTGAGCAAATTCCTCAAGAACAAACTGAGCAAGGATTTGGCGTACCTAATTCTCCAGATTTATTGCCTGATGAAAAAGGAAATCCGCAGAATACGCAGAATCCGCAGATGCCAGAAGAGCAAGAACCTCAGGAAGACGAGTCAATGATGACTATATGGGATGATGATGAACCTGTCCGCATTGTTGATAAGAAAAACTTTAAGAAGTATAAAGTAATGCATTACAAGATATGTGGCGACTATATACTAGAAAAATCAGAATTTCCTAGCTCTCATCTTCCTGGTATTTTTGTTGATAACAATTCTTATTATGACAAAAGCGGCAAGCAAGTATGCCGCTCTTTCTTTGGCGACGCGGTTGATACGCAAAGGTATATCAATTACCTAAGAACACAATCTGCATACATATTAAAAATAAGCCGCTATGACCAATGGATAGGTAGTAAAAAGAATGTTTCTAGCTTGGATACACGTAGAAACTGGAGCGACCCAAATTCAATACAAGGATTGCTAACTTTTGACGAGTCACCAAGTGGAGTAGTTCCTACACAAGTTAAAATGCCAGAATTGTCGGTTTCATTATTTCAGCAATATCAACTTGCTATAGATGATTTGTATACCTGCACAGGTTTGTACCCAGCAAGGATGGGTAACTCTGGTGATGAAGCTTCAGGGAGGGCTATAAATGCTAGAACCAGACAGGGAAGTTATGCTACTACTGTGCTGTTTAATTCCATTAAGCGCGCTATTGTTGCGGATGGTATCGTCATAAATGAAATGATTCCTCGTGTTTATGATACAGAGCGCGTTTTATCATTGATGACAGCAGATGGCAGAAAAAATATCACTGTTAATAAAATGGATGAATTTGGTAATGTTCAAAATGATATTCGCAAAGGTACCTACCAAGTCCGTTTGGTTGCAGGCCCTTCATATGAAGCTCAAAAACAAGAATCTTTAGATTCTCTGAAAGAAGTATATCAAATTGACCCATCAACATTCCGAATGACGGCTGATTTATTTGCCGATAACCTGCCTCTTGCGAATGCTCTTGAGATTAGGAATCGCTTTAAGACAATGGTTCCCCCTGAAATTATAGAAGCTGGAAAGACAGGGAAATCACAACCTCAACAACAAGGTCCAACACCAGAACAAATGCAAATGCAGATGCAGATGCAGCAAATGCAGCAGGAAGGGGCACTTAAGCAAAAAGAGCTCGAGCTTAAAGAAAAAGAAATCCAGATGAAGCAGCAAGAAATAATGATGGAAGCTCAATTCAAAATACAGGAACTAGAAACACAAAGACTTGAAACTGCAGGGAAGCTTCAAGAGCAAGAGTTGCGTTACATGGCAGAAACAGAAAGAACTCAGAGCGATGTCAATATGTCGCATGCTGATAATCTTGTAAAGCTCTTAACGCATAAAATGCAACAAAATCATAGAGGGAATTATGACGATAGAAAGTATTGATGATTTATTGTTAAATCAAGATAGTGTTTTAAACAAAGATAATGAAATTGATGCGGATTATAATGATGATGCATCAACCGAAAATGAGGATTCTTCACCTATATATGGAGCAGAAGACCATGAGGCGCGCGATTCGAATTCTGATGATTCTGATGAAGAGGTTGAAAAACAAACTGATGATGACTTCGATGAATTCGGAAATGACAATAGAAAAATAAGGGAGAGACTTGCTCGTCAGGGAGAAAAGTTTCAGGAGAAAATTGATAGCTATGAAAGAGAATTAAGTGAGCTTAGACAATTTAGAGAAGAGTACGCAAGAAATAATGCAAGTTCACAGAATCAAAATAAAAACAATGATGAACTAGACATAAAGGAATTGCTTAAGCCAATAATACAAGAAACTTTTGCAGACATAGAGCATTCCCAACGACAAAGACAATTTCAACAAATAGAAGAAGCTGCTCATAGAAGACTTATTTCTGAATTTACTAAAGCAGAAAGAGAATTTGAAAATTTCAGTGAGATTGTTAATGCGCAGCCTGTGGATGAGGCTATGCAAATGGCTCTAAGAGGAATGGATAAGCCTGCTGCATTTATTTATGCTGCGTCCACAAGATATCCTGCTGAGTTGCAGCGCATTTCAAAAATTCCTGATCCTTATGCAAGAATTGTTGCTATGGGAAAGCTTGAAGGAAAAATAATAAAAGAGACAAAGCCCTCAACGTCAGCCCCAAAGCCTGTTTCTAGGACGCAGGAAGACACTTCAATTCCTCAGAAAAAAGAAAAAAGAGACGACACCATTGAGGATTTAATCGCGCAATCGCAAAAGAAAAAGATTGCTCAAATGAACTTAAGAAGAAGATAAGGGGCAGCATGGATTCTAAGTTTATGAGATGGCCTGAGTTGAGTGCACTTTTAGGCGTATCTAGAAATACATTAACAATATGGGAAGAGAAAGAGATTTTCCCCCATCGCATTAATCTCGGACCAAATATAGTTGCATGGGAAAGAGAGAAAGTTGATGAATGGATAGCAAGAAAAATTGAGCACAAAGATATTTAAATTCAATAAAAATTTATCTACAAGGGGCTTATGTCCCCTTTTTTATGTCCAAATTAATTACTCATACATATCAATAATGCTTAATTAATACTTATAAGTATCATAGTTAAACATATTGTAGAAATATTGACAATATAAAGAATCCCAGCTAATCTAAAAATGACGCGTAAAACAAGCCCCGTCGCTTGAACCTATCGCGAGTACATGTCTCCCCGCGAAGACGAATGAGAGTTTAAAAAATTACTTTTGTTTATCTTACATGGAGTTGAAAACATGGCTAACGTCTTTAAAGAAACCCAGTACGTCTTGGACGACGTATTTGTGCGTTTCTGGAACAGTTTATCTTTTGCAAGAACAAGTAATAGAAATCTTGAAGGAGATTTCAAAAGCCTAACATTCGCTACCGGTCAAACAATTAACTATCGTTTGGAAGAGCGCTATTTGGCAGGTGAGGGAGCTACAGCTACTGCTGAAGCACGCGTACAGGTTATTAGACCTCTATCAATAACCAAGCAATTCAGAACTATGATTGAATACACAGGTTTTAACCTGACATTTGATCGTGCTCGAGATGAACCCTATTTGGAAATGGCGAATGCACCACGTGCTAAGCGCTTAGCTAATATGGTTGAGAGCTTTATTGCAGCTGAAAACTTCCAAAAGCAAACTTATCAAGCAGTTGGTACACCTGGTGTTCCTATCGATTTGAATACAGTTTTGCTAACTGACGCCTATATGACTGAATTAGCTATCCCAGAAGATGGAAAGCGATTTTTCGGTATTTCTCCAAGAGGTGCTGCAAATCTTTCCAATGACTTATTCAACGTCTTTAATCCAACTGTAAACACAGGCGCATTAATTGACGGTTTTATCGGTCATTTGTCTGGATTTGATTTCTTCAAGACTAATTTCTTGTTGAGCCAAATTGCAGGTGCTGGACAAGCCGGTGGTTCACCTCCAACAGGATTTAAGCTTGCTGGAACTGTAACCAATGGCCCAATTATCGGCGGAAATACTATTTCTGTAACAGGATTAGTTCCTTCTGTCGTGGCCTTTAATGAAGGTGACATTATAGAGGTTGATGACTCATCAGGCGTATTCATGGTGAATCCATTGACATACCAACCTTTGCAGCAAAGAGCTCAGTTCGTAGTTACTTCGCAAGTTATTGCAACTGGTGGTGGTACAGCTGATATCCCTGTGAATCCAACCATTGTTATTGACGGCGCACGTCAAAATATTTCTGCTGCCATTCCTAACGGCGCTCAAATGTTATTGCGTGATAGTCATAACGTAAGCTTGGCTTATCACACACAAGCCATTGTTTTCGCAGCTCCTCCAATTAAGGAATTGCGTGGTGGTGTTGAAGCAGTGACTCGCACATCTGACCTTTACAAACTCTCAATGACCTATTCATTAGGTGCTGACATCAGAAACTATGAGCAATTAGACCGTATTGACGTAATTTGCGGTGTTGCCATTAACCCTGAGTTCGCTGTTCGAGTTTGTTCTTAATCTAGATAGGCGCGCTCTTATCTATGCGCGCCATTTTAAGAGGTTATTTATGAGTTCACCGCAAATGGTTTCATATAACGGACAAATGGTTGTTAAAGAACCATTTAGAGTCTTTGTTTATGGAACTAACAACACAAAAAAATTAGTTGAAAGCTGGGAAGAATTCGAAAAAGCACTACATTCTGGAGATTGGTTTTCTAATCCAGAAATAAAAGAAAAAGAACATAAGACAAAAAAGAACAAAAAAGGAACTGATTCCATTTTGGAAAGAGTTGTGAATGATTTAACGGAGTAAATATGGCATTCACAGTAAGGGATTTCGTATACCAAGCTTATCGCTTAATAAATGCATCAAATCCCGTGATTCCATTGCATGGCGATGACCAACAACTTGCAATAATGGTTCTAAATCAACTTCTAGAATCTTATGCAAGCTCTGGATTGCTAATGACCATAGCAAAAACTGTTTCTGTTGATGTTAATTTAGGTATTAATGAGATTATTTTTACAGCAACAGATTATGTGCCTCCTGTTGACCCATCAGTGGTTCAAATTGCAGAAGGTAGATTGGCTAATATGGATAATGCGTGGCTTCTATTAAGTGGCGTGACATATCCATTGATAGATAAATCTCGCGATGATTACTTGGCAGCATGGAAGTATGAACCTTTGCAAGGATTGCCACGTTTCATCATTACATTTCCAGATACAAATATTGTACGTGCAAGGCTATACCCTGCGCCTAGTCAGTTTTTTCAGTTTAATTGCAGGGGTAAGTTTCAGTTAGATGCATTAAGTGCAAATGATGATATGAGCATTGTTCCTCAATATTATCACTTGTACTTTATGTATGCAGTAATGCGTTATGTTTGTAAGTTTAAGGGAAGGAGTGCAGCATGGACGCCTGAATTAGAAGCAGATTATCGCGAGCTAAAAGACAATATGGAAGCGGCAAGCGAAATTAATCTGTCAATAATGGGTGATGAGCAATCTCTTCTTAATGGCGCTTGGCGCGTCAGGGCGGGTATTTAATGCCAATAGAAGAGTTGCCCATATTTGCATATTACGATAAGCAACGTTTTACACAATTTGGCGCTATGGATTGTGCTAATTGGTATGGAATTTCAGTTCCTGATGGAAAGAAAAAGCAGGCAATGTACCCTGCTATGGGAAGGCAGCATATTCATTTTTTAAATGAAAACAGGCTTATATTTGATAATGAGCCTAGAGCATTTTTTAAAACCATTAATTTTTCTTATGTTGTAGATAGCACAAGAGTTTTCCAGATAGATAAATTCTACAATAAAAAAGAAATAGGAAGCGTTAATTTAGCTGGAAATATTAATTTTGCATGGCTAGCAGTT